GATTTGCTTTAGGACTAGGTATAGCTAATGAAGATTTAGCAGTGATTGATGCTAAGAAACTATACAAAAAATATTTAATAGAAGATAAACAATATGATAAAGATTTAGTTGAATCATTAAATGAAAAACTTGAATTTAAATATCAAGAATTACCTGATCCAGAAGGGAAAGGAAAAACAAGAGTTTTTACTTATAGAGTTCCAGAAGAATTAGGTGGAACAAATAAATGGACAGTTACTAACTCTCCTACAATTCTTCCTACAGCTGGAGATTTAGCAGCAATAGCAGGTGATGCTGGTGTAGTTGCAGCAGCTATTGGAGGAGGAATGGCTGGAAGTACAGTAACTCCAATAATAGGAACAGCTTTAGGATCTGCAACAGCAACGGGACTTGCTGAATTAACTAAACTATACACAGGTAGACTTAAATATGATCTTGCTTCAGGTTTAAATGATGATCAATTTTTTGATATGGCAATAAAACAGGCTGCTCTTACAGGTGGAATAGATTTAGTTGCAACTCCTGCTTTTTTATTAGCTGGACGAGGTGTTAAAAAAATGTTTATGACTGCAGCAATGGATAAAATAT